AAAGGTCGTTGGGCAGGAAAACCGTTCTGGTTCCTGCCATGGCAGGAACAGATCATTCGTGACATTTTCGGCATTGTCAAGGAAGATGATACCCGACAATTCCGCACAGCTTATGTCGAAATTCCAAAGAAAAATGGGAAGCAGCTTGCACTGGATACACCGATCCCGACTCCGCAGGGATTCACCAATATGGGAAATTTGGAAGTCGGAGATACTGTATTTGATGAAAACGGCAAGCCATGTCATGTTGTGGCGAAAAGCCCTGTGGATGATACAGAGCAAGCCTACAAGTTGACTTTCAAAGACGGCTCTTCAATCATTGCCGGGGAAAGGCATCTGTGGAACTGTCAGTATATTTACGGCAAACGCAAGGATGTTCTCTGGACGACCGGCGAGATCTATCGCAGGACAACGGAATACAGACAGCGTTTTTCCGACAGACCACAGACAAAGCGGGATTCCCTTATCCGAATTCCGGTGTGCGGTGTCCTTCAGACAAAAACGGCAGATTTACCGATTGAGCCGTATCTGTACGGCTATTGGCTTGGAAACGGAAACGCAGTCAAACCGGAAATCACAGTCCGAACGGAGGATGTCGATGACATCATCTCTTATATTCCGTATAAGGTACACAATCGTTATCCGCAGAAATGCGGCGGCAGTGAGATTATCAAGTACAATGAACTGAAAGTTGTGTTACTTGACAATTTCCGCGAAAAGAAAATCCGACCGGAATATCTGAGGGCATCCGCAGAGCAGCGGTGGGCATTGCTGCAAGGGCTGATGGATTCGGACGGCTGTATCGGTGAACGCAAAGGACAAAGCGTGTATGTCACAACGCTGCGAGAGCTGGCGCTTTCCGTCAGAGAACTGCTGTGGTCACTCGGCATCAAAAATGCAGTGAAATGTGAGCCTTCTACACGGCATGGGTGGCCGACCGGCGAGATTTTGTATATCGTCCGTTTTACAACCTTTGATGACCAACCGACATCAAGGCTTAAACGCAAAAATACACGCACACAGGCGCGGTTAAAGGAAACTCGCTCCTGTTTTCATTATCTGCTGGATATTCAACCTGTAAATCATCCTGTAAAAATGCAGTGCATTCAGGTGGACAGTCCGAGTCACCAATATCTCGCAGGACCGTCATTTGTGCCTACGCACAACAGTGAGCTTGCAGCGGCAATTGCACTGTATCTGCTCTACGCCGACAACGAGCCGTCTGCTGAGGTCTACGGCGCTGCTGCTGATCGTGGGCAGGCATCCATTGTATTCGATGTCGCCAAAAGAATGGTTGAGATGACACCGGCACTTCTGAAACGCTCCAAGATCATGGCGGCTACAAAGCGTCTGGTCAATTACAGCAATGTCGGCTTTTATCAGGTGCTTTCAGCGGAGGTCGGTACAAAACACGGTCTGAATGTTTCCGGTTTGGTGCTTGATGAGCTTCATGCCCAGCCTAACCGCAGCCTTGTGGATGTTCTCACAAAGGGTTCCGGTGATGCCCGTACTCAGCCGCTGTACTTCCTTATCACAACCGCCGGAACGGATCGCAACAGCATCTGCTACGAGTATCACACGAAAGCAAAAGATATTCTGGACGGCAGGCGCATTGATCCGTCCTTCTATCCTGTGATCTACGGCTTGAACGATGATGACGACTGGAACGCAGAGGAGTCATGGTATAAGGCAAATCCCTCGCTCGGATACACTATCGCCATCGACCGAGTCCGCGATGCTCACCGGGAAGCCCTTACAAATCCCGCTGAAGAAAATGTATTCCGTCAGCTGAGGCTTGACCAGTGGGTAGGCAGTGCGGTGGCATGGATTCCGGAGCATATCTACGACAGGGGCAATCTTCCTATCGACCTTGAAAAACTCCGGGGACGGGAGTGCTACGCAGGTCTTGACCTGTCCAGCACATCAGACATCACGGCATTTGTGCTGGTGTTCCCTCCTCTGCACGAGGGTGATAAATACATCGTTGTTCCCCACTTCTGGCTTCCGAGAGAAACACTTGACCTCCGTGTCCGGCGAGACCATGTTCCCTACGATGTATGGGAGCGCATGGGGCTGTTTCATATCACCGAGGGCAATGTGGTCGATTACAACTTCGTGCGTAAAACGATCAATGAACTGCACACGATGTATAACATCAAGGAAATTGCAGCAGACCGCTGGAACGCCACACAGCTTATCACAGACCTTGAGGGTGACGGCTTTACCGTTGTGCCGATGGGCATGGGCTTCAAGGATATGTCGCCTCCGATGAAAGAGCTGTACAAGCTCATACTCGAAGGACAGTTTATACACGGCGGCAACCCTGTCCTGCGCTGGATGGCGGGTAATGTGATCGCTGAAATTGATGCGGCGGAGAACATCAAACCGAGTAAAAAGAAATCGACAGAAAAGATCGACGGCATCGTGGCATGGATCATGGCGCTTGACCGGTGCATCCGCCACGAAATGCAGGGATCTGTATACGATGAACCCGACCACGATCTTGTGGTCATCTGACAGGAGGTAATGTTTATGGGCTTTTTGAGCTGGCTCGGCATCAGCAAGCCGAGAGATGCGCCGATGCTGCCGGATATTCAGGATAATGTCCGGGATTCCGGTAATCTGTTCGTATTCGGAATGACACACAGCGGAGAGCGTGTGGATGAACGAACTGCGATGCAGATCGTTACTGTATATGCCTGTGTCCGGCTGCTCTCGAACACCATCGCAGGACTTCCGCTGCACTTGTACAGATACACCGGGCAGGGCGATGACAAGGAAATGGCGATCGACCATCCGCTGTACAAAATACTCTACCGACAGCCGAATCCAGAAATGAGTTCATTTTCGTTCTGGGAAGCTCTCATGTGCCACCTTTTATTATGGGGCAATGCCTATGCACAAATTGTCCGTGACGGCAAGAACGAGATTCTCGGTCTGTATCCGCTGCTGCCGGAGAACATGGAGATCGACCGTGATCCGAAATCCGGTGATCTATTCTACACCTATCACGCATACACCGATGAAAAGCCCGGTGAGCATGACAAGGATATCATCTTTCAGCGAGATGAGATACTGCACATCCCCGGTCTGGGATTCAACGGGCTTGCGGGCTTCAGTCCCATTGCAATGATGAAAAATGCGCTCGGTGCAGTCATGGCAGTGGAGCGATACGGAAGCGCCTTCTTCAAAAACGGCGCACAACCGGCAGGCGTTTTGGAGCATCCGGGCGTACTGAAAGATCCGCAGAAAATCCGTGACAACTGGACGCGGGCATACGGCGGGGCAAGAAACGCCCACCGCATCGCAGTTCTCGAAGAAGGTATGCAGTATAAGCCGATTTCCCTGCCGCCGGAGGATTCGCAGTTTTTATCTACCCGCGAGTTCGATGTGGAGGAGATTTGCCGAATGTTTCAGGTTCCGCCGCATCTGGTACAAGACCTCAAACGCAGCACCTTCAATAACATCGAGCATCAGGGCATCGCATTTGTTCAGTATTCGCTGATGCCGTGGATCATCCGCATTGAAAAGGGCATCATGAAAGACCTTCTGCTCGAAGAAGAACAGGATGTGTATTTCCCGAAATTCAATGTTGACGGTCTGATGCGCGGAGATTACCAGAGCCGCATGAACGCTTATGCAATCGGTGTCGGCAACGGCTTTATGTCGCCCAACGATGTACGCCGACTCGAAAATATGGATCTTATTCCCGATGAACTTGGCGGCAACGATTACTACCTGAACGGCTCGTATAACAAGCTGCAGGATGCGGGTGCGGCGTATGACCTGAATGCTCCACAAGGGGATGAACAGCCGGATACCGAGGAACAGGATGAGCCGGATGAAAATCCGGACGAGGAAACCGATGACAGATTCCTGCGGAAAAAGCGCAGGAAGAAATACAAGAATGGGGGTATGTAAATGGAAAAGTTCTGGAACTGGATTCATGATGACAGCGGCGGAAGAGTTCTCCGGCTCGAAGGTCCGATTGACTCGGAGAGCTTCTGGGGGGATGAAATCACGCCACAGTCGTTCCGTGATGAGCTTTATGCCGAGGACGGCGATATTACGCTCTGGATCAACTCGCCGGGCGGCAATGTGTTCGCCGCTGCCGAGATCTACACGATGATCCGTGATTATCCGCACAATGTCACTGTGCGAATTGCAAGCATCGCTGCATCTGCGGCATCTGTGATCGCAATGGCGGGCAATACCGTGCAGATGTCTCCGACCGCACTTCTCATGATCCATGACCCTTCTACTATTGCTTTCGGTAATGCAAAGGATATGGAAAAAGCCATTGCAACGCCGA